ACAAATACAATGATGTATATCGTTGGATTGGTGCAGCTGGTCACATTGCTGGACTATGTGCTAATACTGATAACGTAGCAGATGCATGGTTCTCACCAGCTGGTGTTAATCGGGGTCAACTACTAGGTATTACTAAGTTGGCATGGAACCCTAACAAAGCTCATAGAGATACTCTATACAAAGCAAGATGTAACCCACTGGTATCACTACCGGGCCAAGGTACTATCTTGTTTGGCGATAAAACTTTATTGTCTAGGCCTTCGGCATTCGATAGAATTAATGTCCGACGATTATTCATGGTATTGGAGAAAGCGATTGCAACTGCTGCAGAAGCTCAACTGTTTGAATTCAATGACGAGTTTACTCGCGCGCAATTCAGAAACTTGGTTGAACCATTCTTACGTGATGTAAAAGGACGTCGGGGTGTAACAGACTTTTCAGTTATCTGTGATACTACTAACAACACAGGTCAAGTTATTGATACTAATAGTTTTGTTGCTGATATTTATATCAAGCCTGCAAGGTCTATTAACTTCATTAATCTTAACTTTATCGCAACAAGAACCGGCGTAGATTTCTCTGAAATCTCTGGTGTATAAGGGAGAATTTAAATGGCAATTTTAGGCGTAGATGATTTTAAATCCAAGCTAATTGGTGGTGGTGCTCGTGCTAACATGTTCAAAGTTACTTGTAACTTTCCTAGTTATGCAGCGGGAGATGTTGAATTAACTTCTTTCTTAGTTAAGGGCGCTCAGATGCCTGCTTCTATAATTAGTCCTATCATGATTCCTTTTCGTGGTAGACAATTACAGATTGCGGGTGACAGAACCTTCGAGCCATGGTCAATAACCGTTATTAACGATGTTGACTTTAGTGTTCGTGGTTCTTTTGAAAGATGGATGAACGGCATTAATAACCATAATGAAAATACAGGACTATCTAATCCTACTGACTATCAAGCTGACATGATTGTAGAACAATTAAATAAAGCTGGAGAAGTCACTAAGAAGTATGATATCCGTGGTACTTTCCCAACTAACTTGAGTGCAATTGAGCTCTCTTATGATTCTGAAAACCAGATCGAAGAGTTCACAGTTGAACTACAAGTTCAGTATTGGGAGTCCGATACTACATCATAATTTGGTGTATAAATATAGTAGAAGGAGGGATTAAATTCCCTCCTGATATTATTTGAGGAAATAAAATATGGCAGATTTTTTTGGTTTTGAAATAAAAAGGAAAGGTAGTGAAGAACCTATCAGGCCTTCATTCGTTCCTAGTACCGAAGAAGACGGCTCTGGCGTTATTCAAGCTGGCGGCCACTTTGGTGCGTATCTAGACCAAGACGGCGATAAAGTTAAAAACGAAGTTGACTTAATATATAAGTATAGGGATATTGCATCTCAACCAGAAACTGACGCAGCGATTGAAGACATTGTTAATGAGTCCATTATAGGTGACAACGATGAATCACCTGTAAATTTAGTTTTGGATAAGTTAGAGATTTCGGACAAGATAAAAGAATCCGTTAAGAATGAGTTTGAGACCATATTACAGTTATTGAATTTCAATGCATATGCACATGATATATTCAGAAAGTGGTATGTTGATGGAAGACTACCTTATCACATTATTATAGATGATAAGTCTCCAAAGAACGGTATTAAAGAATTACGATATATTGACCCTACTATGTTAAGAAAGGTCAAAGAGATTGAAGAAAAGAAAGATCCTAAGACTGGAGCTAATGTTATTGTGAAACAAGATGACTTTTTCTTGTTTCAGGACCAGAGATTAAATGCTTCGGGTCAGGGTATTAAAATACATCCGGATGCTATATGTTATGTAACTTCTGGTATGTTAGATCCTAGTAGGAAAAGAATTCTATCTTATTTGCATAAAGCAATTAAGCCTGTTAACCAACTAAGAATGATGGAAGATTCTTTGGTCATCTACAGAATTAGTAGAGCACCAGAGCGCAGAATCTTTTACATTGACGTTGGTAACTTACCTAAGGGCAAGGCAGAAGAATATCTCAAGGGTATTATGAGCCAGTATAGAAACAAATTAGTATATGATGCTTCTACTGGTGATATTAAGGATGATCGTAAGCATATGTCAATGCTGGAGGATTTCTTCCTACCTCGTAGAGAAGGCGGCAGGGGTACAGAAATCACTACATTGCCTGGAGGAGAGAACCTCGGCCAGATTGATGATATTATATACTTCCAAAAAAGGTTATATAAGTCACTGAATGTTCCTATTAGTAGATTAGAACAAGAACAACAGTTTACTCTAGGCAGAAGTACTGAAATCTCTAGGGATGAGATTAAATTTAAGAAGTTCATTGATAGGCTCAGAAAGAGATTCAGTGATGTATTCAATCAGCTATTAAGAACTCAGCTAATTCTTAAAGGTATCATTACTGAACAAGATTGGGAAGATTGGAAATCATATATTGCATATGACTACATTGAAGACAACTATTTTGCCGAACTAAAAGAATCTGAAATGATGAGAGAACGGTTTGATATGTTGGGTACCGTAGATGAGTATGCGGGTAAGTATGTTTCCATTGAGTGGATCGCTAAGAATGTCCTTAAAATGGACGATGATGCTATGAAAGAGATGGAAAAACAGATCAAAGCTGAAAAAGAGTTGATGGGTGATGATGAAGATGACTTTGACTTATAAAATGTTATAAATATATACTAGGAGATAATTAAATAATGAGTGTTGAACAAAATATAATGAATATTAGGCAAATAATTGATAACGCTGGAAAGGGCGATAACATAGCTGCTGGTAAAGCATTCGATAGTGCAATTGCAGATAAATTAAGTGCCGCTTTAGATGCAGAGAAAATCTCAATTGCGTCTACTATAGGCAAGCCTTCTGATACAGATTCAGAAGAGTAAATATAGGATACACTATAATGAGACTAATTAGTGAGTATCATGATAGTAACCTTCAGGTTATTACCGAGAAGAAAAAAGACGGTGGCAATTCGTATGTCATCGAAGGCGTGTTTATGCAGGCCGATAAAAAGAATAGAAACGGACGTATCTATGATAAGAGTATCCTAGAAGGTGCCGTTAATAAATACGTAACAGAACAAGTCAAGACAGGTAGAGCAGTCGGAGAGTTAAATCATCCAGAAGGCCCTACTATTAATCTTGACAAAGTTTCACATAAGATTACTGAACTCAGATTTGAGGGAAGTGATGTTATAGGAAAAGCATCAATACTAAACACCCCTATGGGCAATATCGTAACTGGTTTGTTAGAAGGTGGAGTGAAGCTTGGTGTATCAAGTCGTGGTATGGGAACTCTTGTGAATAAACAAGGTGTGTCGCACGTTGGAAAGGATTTTATGCTTTCTACCGTGGATATCGTTCAAGACCCTTCGGCTCCAGAGGCATTTGTCAATGGAATCATGGAAGGTGTTGAATGGGTATGGAACAACGGAATACTTTGCCCACAAGACATTGAAGAAATTGAGACTGAAATAAAGGAAGCTCGAGGTATGCGTTCGTCGGATATTGAGATTAAAGCTTTTAAGAATTTCCTCTCTAAACTTGTAAATTCTTAATAGGAGAATACAAAATGTCAATAGACGAAAATAAACTAGAAAATGATCTAGCAGTCGATGGCATATCAGAAGATGCTGAAGAGCTTGAGAACGAGCTCGTTGAAGACCAACAAGTTGAAGACGAAGAAGTTCTTGATGAAGCTAAGGTAAAAGAAGAAGAAGACGAAGATGACGAGGAAGAAGAAGTTGATGAATCTGCAGATGATGCAGAGGAAGAAGACGAAGAACCCGAAGTCAAAGAAGTTTCTATTCCGAAGACCAAAGCTGGAGTTATTCAAGCAGCAGTTGATATGTTGAAGAAAGCTAGAAAAGAAGATGCGCAGAAAATATATGCTAAAATGGCGAAAGTCGATGAATCCGAAGATGATGGATCCGTTGCTAAGAGTATTAAGGCCTCTCCTCAGAAGAAAAACGAACTTAAGGCGAAAGCTAAAGTTGAGTCCGTTGACTTCTCAGAAGACCTAGATGCTGTAATCGCTGAAGAAGCTACTTTATCTGATGGATTCCGTGGCAAAGCAGGTGCAATTTTTGAGGCAGTACTTACTAGTAAGTTAGCTTCAGAGATAGACAGGCTTGAAACTTAGTACGCGCAGAACCTTGAAGAAGAAGTTTCCGATGTTAAAAGTGAATTAGTTGAGAAGGTTGATTCCTACTTAAACTATGTTGTTTCTAACTGGATGGAGACTAATGAAGTTGCAGTAACCGAAGGTC